CTGTTGTCAGCAACAGACTTGGTATTGCCCACCAGTTGGAACTGAAATCTTGGCAAAGGATGCTATCTTGGACATCTGCGGAGAAGACCATGTTCCTTGTGATAGAAACCTGGACGACACTTGCCCACCAGCAGAGATTATCTATGAGAGCAGTTGCAACCACGCCTTTGACTGCCCACCAGGCATCAACGAGGACTTTACGATGTACTACGACTGCGATGCAGCAGGTGTATCGGGACGTCAAGAGGTAAGGTGCGACAAAGGCAGGCTTTATTATGGGGAATGTATAACTTGCATTGTTTCTGATGAGATTTGCGACGGAATAGACAACGACTGTGACGATGAGGTAGATGAGAACCAACTAAATGAGTGTGGAGAGTGTGGACCTTTACTGCAAGACATTTGCGACGGCATAGATAATGATTGCGACGGGGACATCGATGAAGAACTTATTCAGGAATGCGTGACTGACTGCGAGAGAGGCATCGAAGTTTGCGTTGAAGGTCGCTGGATAGGTTGTACCGCTCGCCGTCCATCAATCGAAGCATGCGACGGCCAAGACAACGACTGCGATGTTCTCGTGGATGAGGGTCTAGAGTGTGAGTGTCCTCCTGAAATAATCGGCGCCCTGCTTCCTTGTATGGAGCCACCATTATCTTGCGGCATGGGCTTTAAGACTTGCGAGTGTACTAACGATGACTGCTCCATCACAAAGTATTCGGATTGCCTTGCTCTGTGTGCGTGGTTGCCTGAAGATCTGGTGCCTGCAGACGAGCCAGAAGTTTGCGATGCTCTTTTAGGCATCCCAGTCAACCCAGAGGTTTGTAACAACTTTGACGAAGATTGCGATGACCTTGTCGACGAGAGTCTGACGAAGTCTTGCTACTCTGGACCAGAAGGTACTGGCGGAGTGGGAGTGTGCGCACTTGGAGAGATGGTATGTAAGGAAGGTCAATGGTTCGGAGAACTGTCGAATGGAGACCTACTTATTGACTTTTGTGCTGGCGAGGTTGTGCCAAGTAGAGAGATCTGCGACGGCGCAGACAATGACTGTGATGGCACCACAGACTTCGGAGAAGCCATTCCAGACACAGACATACTCTTCATTTTAGATTGGTCGGGATCAATGGAGTACAGCATCAACGCTACGCAGGCAGCAATGAACAGGTTTGCTAGCCAGTTTGCTGCAGAACAAAAACTAAAGTGGGCCCTCATAACTGGCCCTAGGGTTTTTCCAGTAGAAGGCATACATCCAAACCAACAAACTGAGTGGCTGAGGAGAGAGACAGATATCGCAAGCTTTGCTGATTTTATGTCGGCATTCTCTTCCGCCGGCACCTTTGGCCCTGGAACAACAAGCGAGATGTTGAGAGATGCGCTGTATATATCAGTGAGTACGATTTCAGCAAGCCTTCCTTATGACATTTCGTCGGCGTCATGGGCTAGCAGGTTCCACCGCATAGACTCTATGCCTGTGTTATATGACTTCAAGATAAACTGGAGATCAGAAGCGGATAGGATCATAATCGTTTTTACGGACGAAGAGGATCAGTCTTATCTGGACCCAACCTTGGAGCCAGAGCCTCTGATTGATGCTCTCTCGGCATCCCCAAACACAAAGCTCTATGTCTTTACTAAATCTTATTACCAGAACAGATGGGTAAGATACACATCACCAACCGACGGGGACACATTTATACTTACATCTAACGCAGACCAGATGTATAATGACTTGATGTCTATTCTTGATGAGATTTGCCTACCAGATGATGCGACTACACAGAGAACAACACTGGGTGGCACAGGGTACCAACGAGCGCGCTTGGGATCCAGATACGATTTCGAGATAGGAATATGTTATTAGACAAGATAGTGATAGGCAACACGGTGGAGTCCATATTCTACGCGATAAAGAATGACTCTTTTCTAATATACACTCGCAAACGTCCACCCTTGTTTTACCGAGAGCTTTCGATTCCAATACTCGGCTGCAAAAGAGAACCTGAAGCACTATCTAAATTGCTGTTGCCCTATTCTCTATTGGGAAAGGTTCTGCAATTTGAAAATACGGAAAGTATAAGAATAATAGGTAATAAAATAAAAATCTTCTCCCAGAATGATGCTCACGAATATGAATTTGAAACATGCGAGATTTTTGATTCAACGGGTCTGACTCACGAGAACCCCATAGTAACACCGAATCCTCCCGTATATCACGTCATCGATGATTTTGAACTTAAGAATTTAGGCAGGTCAGTCAAAACGATTCCTTCAATGAAACAAGAAGACTCATTTGTGTCGAGCTTGCACTTCTACACATCCGGCCGTGTTGACGGAGCTAGCTTTATAACTGATTGTGTTTCAGATTCGCACCTAACAATGATGCAATTGCAAGAATTCGACTATTCAGACAGTATCATTAAATTCGTTGTAGAACGTTACCTGCGGACGTCAGGAGTGAATGGTACAGTCGCCGGAATGAATAAAAATGGCACAACAAAATATAGAAGACCGCTGGTTACGCATTCAAAGAGGCTAGTCTTTGAATGCGACAAGAATATCTACAAGGACACTCCAGAGTTGAGATTTATAAACCCTACGTTGACGGAGATCATCAATGAATAATCCCCCGAAAGGAAAACACATGGCTGGGATAATACCTTTGTCTGGCAGAGAAGATGTATTAGGTTTTCCTTGGCCGGATTACATGACTCCAATCGGAGAAGGTTATCTCGCAGTAGAAAGAGCAGTGACCGAAACCGCGTTGGCCGGCTGCGACAGTATTTGGATAGTTTGCAACGATGATGTAGCACCACTTCTCAAGAAGAGGTTGGGCGACTACGTGCTGGACCCCATCTTGTTTGAGAATTGGAATTTTGTAAAAAAGAAGACAGATTATGAGAAGTATATACCAATATATTACACCCCGATATCCCAAAAAGATAGAGACAGAAGAGACTCGCTAGGTTGGTCAGTGCTACATGGAGCGATTACAGCATTCGTAATATCGAGTAAAATGAGTTCTTGGGTAGTTCCATCAAAATATTTTGTGTCATTTCCGAGTGGTATTTATAGCCCGTATCCTCTCGTCAAATGCAGGGCTAGGATAAGAGGAGGTGAGTCCTTCTATGTGACGCACAAGGGAGAAACGGTAAAGGACGGCCACCCACTAGCATTCACCTTTTTTCCAGAAGACTGGAACAAATACAAGTGGCATATAAAGAGAAGTTGCACCCGAGGAGATAAAAGTTTACCGGCCCAGGAGCGGTGGTCAAGCCGTAATTTTTCACTTGACAAAATCTTCGGATTAGATATAATAGATATACAAGATACATTTGAAGTACCGGAGTTTTACACTCTTGATAGTTGGGGATCACTCCAGGAATGCTTCAGGTCGGACAGTAAGATATATAATCCGTCCAAGAAATTTATAAAGCCATATCACTTTAAGAGAGGATTACAAGAAGATGAATAACATAGAAGAAACTTACGAGTTAGTACCAACACTGGTCAAGGAGCATGCCGGCCTGCCGGACCTATATAAAGACTTGACAAATGACCAGGAAAGGTTTATAATGGAGATGTTCCAAATTGATAGAGAAGTGGTGAAAGCCACATTGCTAGAAACAGTAGAAGAAATGAAAGAATTAGTGAATGACATCTAAGAAATCAAACATCCCATTCGTAGGATTACACGCACACTCAGTTGCGGGCTCTCCATTTGACGCCCTTGGTTATCCACCAGAGCACATGGACTTTGCCTATGAAAACGGTATGGATGCACTAGCCCTTACCGACCACGGAAACATGAATGGTTTGGCCTGGCAGGTTCTGCACGCTAAGAAGATGAAGAAGGCGGGCAAAGAGTTCAAGCCAATCTTTGGTTGTGAAGCTTACTTCATCCCATCCGTTGCGAAGTGGAAAGAAGAGTATGAAGAAATCAAGGCTGCTTCCAAGAAGAAGTCTGACTATGAGGCCGACAACTCTGGAACTACGGTAGAAGATGAGGGCTCTTCCAAGAAGCGCATCAAGTCTGTGCTCAACAGAAGACGACATCTTATCTTGCTGGCTATGAACCAGACAGGTTTGCAGAACATCTTCAAGATGATTTCTAAGTCTTATACCAGTGATAACTTTTATCGCTATCCTCGTGTCGATTACGCTATGCTCAAGAAACACAACGAAGGTGTTATCGCAGCATCAGCTTGTCTTGGTGGCGTCTATGCTGGAAACTACTGGGAGAACCGAGACACTGGCCCCGACGCTATCTTGGGAGCAATGCGACAAACAACACAGAAGATGCAATCTATCTTTGGTGACCGGTGGTATGGTGAGTTGCAGTGGAATAACGTCCCGGAACAACACGACCTCAACCAATACATTATCCAGATGCACCAGGAGTTTGGCATTGACCTTATCTCAACCGCTGATTCACACTATTACAATGCTGACGTTTGGAAAGACCGAGAGCTTTACAAGCGATTAGGTTGGTTAGGTAAGGGTAAGCCAGACTACTTATCAGACGAACTTCCTGTTTCAGTCGAGGAGATTGGTTATGAACTGTATCCAAAGAACGGCGACCAGATGTTCGAATCTTACAAGAAATACTCGGAAGAGTGCGGAGTAAAGTATGATGACAAATTGGTTCTCGACTCAATCACCAGAACACACCAGATTGCGCATGAGAGGATTGAGGCATTCTTACCAGACAACGAGGTTCGGCTTCCGAACTTCGTCGTACCAGAGGGCTCGACAGCTGGACAAACTTTGGCTGCCCTCTGTGTTGAGGGTCTTCGGTCCCTTGACCTCCATACAAACCAGGAGTATGTGGATCGCCTCAAGCATGAGGTTAGCGTCATCGAAGAAAGAGGTTTCTCCAAGTATTTCTTGACGATGAAATCTATCGCTGACGTCGCAGTAGAGAAGCAACTGGTTGGTGCAGGTCGAGGTTCTGCCGCTGGGTCGCTGGTTGCGTACGTTCTAAACATTACACAAGTAGATCCTATCAAGTATGGTCTTCAGTTCGAAAGGTTCTTAACCAAGGGCGGCGCAGGCTACCCAGACATTGACTATGATGTGTCTGACCCAATGGTTCTCAAAGAGATTCTGATTGACCAGTGGGGTGACAACTCTGTTGTGCCAATTACCAACTGGAACACGCTTCAGTTGCGGTCACTCATCAAAGACATCTCAAAGTTCTACGGTATTGACTTCCAGGAAGCGAACAACGTAACTAGCAAGATGGTTTATGAGGCGACCCCTCGGGCCAAGGCCAAGCATGGTATTACATCTGGTGTGTATGCTCCCACATTTGAGGAGCTGGTTGAATACTCGGAGTCCCTACAGGGCTTTCTAGAGAAGTATCCACACATCAGAACTCACATTGAGAAACTATACGGACAGACACGTTCGGCTTCACGCCATGCTGGTGGTGTTGTTGTGGGTGAGAACCTAGATCAGTGGATGCCGCTTATCAACTCAGGAGGAGTTCGACAAACACCTTGGTCCGAGGGTATGAATGTAAGACACCTTGAGCCCATGGGCTTTATCAAGTTTGATATCTTGGGTCTTGCTTCTCTTCGCATGTTGGAGGGCGCAATCGAGCGTATCCTCAAGCGTCATCACGGAATGGAGAACCCTACGTTTGCGGACATCAAGGACTTTTACGACAAGAACCTGCATCCAGAGAAGATTGACCTGGATGATAGAGAAGTTTGGGAGAACATCTTCCACAAGGGTAAGTGGGCAGGCATATTCCAGTTCACAGAGACTGGTGCTCAATCGTTCTGTAAGAATGCTAGACCAGATAACATCATTGACTTGTCGGCTATCACTTCTATCTATCGACCAGGCCCACTCGGCGCGGGAGTAGATAGAAAGTACATTGGAGCAAAGTCAAACCCAGAAGATGTGGAGTACGTCAACAAGCATGTGCGTGAAGTAACGGAAGAGACATACGGCTTCCTTATTTTTCAGGAGCAGATTGCTATGCTGGCTCACAAGCTGGGCAAGGACCTATCCCTAGATGAAGGTAATAAGCTCAGAAAACTACTTACTAAGAAGGGCACTGGCGAAGTCCAGGCTCAGAAAGACAAAATCTTTGACAAGTTCAAGCGCGGATGCTTGGAGAAAGGAATGAAAGATTATGAAGCTAGAGAATTATGGGAAACATTTGAGTACTTTTCAGGTTATGGTTTTAACAAATCTCATGCCGTCTCCTATTGCGTGCTCTCTTATCAGTGTGCTTATCTTCTTAACTACTATCCATCAGAATGGCTAGCAGCCTTTTTGGATAAGGAGCCGGAGACAAGAAAAGAAAGAGCAATCGCAACAGCCAAGTCACTTGGTTACAATGTAGAACAGCTCAACGTGAATACGTCAGGAGTAGGCTGGGAAATCAGCGATGATGGAAAGACTTTGATTCAGCCCCTGTCCTCTATCAAGGGCCTGGGTATCAAAGCGATTGAGCAAATCATCGAACACAGACCATTCAATACTATTGAGGAGTTCTTGTTCCACCCGAAGATTACTTACTCTAAACTAAACAAGAAGTCTATCTCGGCTCTGTGTCTTTCTCAGGCACTTAATACATTGCAAGACGACAGGTTCTCCGGTATGCAGCACTTCTATGCTGCTGTCGCAGAGGATAGGCCTCGGAAAGAAAAGAACCTTATTGAGAACATTGCAACGTACGAACCAGAGGGGGACTTCTCGGAGGAAGAGAAGCTAGAGTATCTGGTAAACTTGACTGGCGTTTTCCCAATCAATGCAGTGGTCACACCAAGGGTAAGACAAAAGCTGAACGAACTTTATGTTCCCCCTATCTCAGAGTTCGACCCTGAGTTGGGCGTGACTTGGTTTATTCCTCGGCAGTGCACACTAAAGAAATCAAAGAACGGCAAGAACTTTTACGTAGTAAAGGTGATTGACGACAACAACGAGATGACAACTATTCGATGCTGGGGTGTTGACCCCACCAAGGATATTGTCCAAATCAACCGGCCCTATATGGCCAGACTAAACTATAATCAACAGTGGGGATTTTCCACATTCAGTATGAGAAAGATGTTCAAGCTATTAGCATAAAGGAGAAAACAATGGCATCATTAGACAATAGTAGAGTAAGAGTGTTCCGCACCAGGCCCGATGCGAAACTACCAGTTAGGGCACATAGAACAGACGCTGGGATGGACTTTTTCTTTAATCCCATCGAAGGGGCAGCCGTAAGAATCCAGCCAGGCCAGAGCGTCTTATTGGAGACTGGAGTGAAGATGGAGGTACCCTCAGATTGCATGCTGCAAATCATGAACAAGTCGGGTGTGGCTAGTAAGTTACATCTCATCACAGGTGCTTGTGTCGTGGACGAGGGATACACAGGAGAAATCTTCGTGAACCTTCACAACATCGGAAAGGATGTAGAATTTATCGAGCCAGGACAGAAGGTTGCACAAGGTGTATTTGTTAGGATTGAGAAGCCTGCATTGAAGGTCATAGAAGAAGATAACATCTACGGAAAAGAAACGACCAGGGGCGACGGTGCACTTGGCTCAACAGGGGACAAGTAATGGGAAGCTTTGCAAGGAAAATAAAACGAAAGCAATTCGTCCAGGCTAGAAAGCAGTTCATGAAAGATTTCAAATCTTCTATGGCCAACTTCAAGAAGCAGGTAAAATGCAGTACTTGTGATAGGCCGCCGGCAAAGGATGAAAATATTGATGATTGGCACGTAAATAAGTACTCAGAAAACATTGACTTGGTATGCACATCATGCTATAATAAAGAAGAAAGTGAGGAAATTAGTGAAGAAATTCAAGACAGCCCTGAGCTTTGATGATGTACTATTAATACCTCAGAGATCAGACATAGAATCAAGGTCGGAGGTTGATACTTCTTCTGTGATTGGCGAACATAAATTTAGATTGCCTATAATCTCTTCGCCTATGGATACTGTAACTGGAGAGGACATGGCTTTTGCTATGGGGGAGGCCGGCGGATTCGGTATTGTGCATCGATACAACACCGTGAAAGACCAGTCTTCCTTAATAAGAAGGGCAGCCACTGGTCGCGACTATAAGGTGGGAGCCGCCATAGGGGTCAGTGGGGACTTTGAATCTAGAGCATCATCTGCCATAGCCGCCGGCGCTTTCTTGTTATGCATTGATGTGGCACACGGCCATCATTCAAATGTTGAAAGAGCTATAAAAACTTTGAAAGATAAGTTTGGAGAGAAAGTCAGCATAATGGCTGGCAACGTCGCAACCGCAGACGCTTTTGCGGATTTACAAGAATGGGGATCAGATGTTATCAGGGTTGGAGTTGGCGGCGGCAGTATTTGTAGCACTCGTATTCAAACCGCTCACGGTGTGCCTACTTTTCAGTCTGTACTGGATTGCAGTAGAGTGGTCGACACCGCTAAAATAGTCGCTGACGGCGGCATCAAGAGTGCTGGGGATATCGTAAAGTGTCTCGCCGCGGGATCAGATTTTGTTATGCTTGGCTCACTTCTGGCAGGGACTAAAGAATCACCAGGAGAAATATTTCAAGGCAACGATGGCCGCAAATATAAAGCATATAGAGGAATGGCGTCTAGAGAAGCTCAGATTGCCTGGAGAGGCAGAGCTAGTTCGCTAGAGGGAGTCTCGACTACTATACCCTATAAAGGTAGCGTTTCAGAGATTTTACCAGACCTTCATCAGAATGTCCGATCCGGACTTTCTTACAGCGGCGCCAGGTCTATTCGCGAGTTCCGAGATAAAGTCAAGATGATTAAGCAAACGCCATCAGGAATCGCTGAGAGTAGGACTCACATTTTATCAAAATGAGAGACCCGAACAAAAGCACGAAATTTGTGTTCTATTGCTATGAGAAGGAATCTGCTGATCTGAAGATAAGGCTTCGATACGACGGGTTGACTCAGAGTGAGTTTTTTAGAACATTACTTATAAAATACATTAGCAAAGACACCACTATGTTACAGATAGTGGAAGAGATAAAACAGGAAAAGACATCAATGGGTAAAAAGAGATTGAGTAAAGCAAAGAAAGATTATGAATCAGGGCAGACAGTTCTTGAGGAGTTGGGAATCACAGATTCTGACAAGCAAAATATATTTGACATGATCGAAATGGATATGGAGGATTATGAGCGATGACCATCTGCCTCAATGTTCTAGGAACTGCATGAGGGACAACAAGAGCTGCGACAAAGCTGAATGTGGGATGTTTATAGATTATGAACAAGACAACAATTGTTCGCTTGTTGCTATATACCATAACGGCCCAATGACACTGGATGAAGTCTCTAAGAGGTTGAAGATTTCTTTAGTACGTGTCTCACAAATCGAAAAGGAAGCAATGAAGAAGCTTTCAAAGAGAATAAAATTATGACTTTTCTAGTCAAAACTTACTAATTATAGTTGTATTATTATATAATCACTACTTTCATAACAAGGAGAACATAAAATGAGTGGTAACAAATTATTAGCAGAAAACACAATCAGACGCTTCATGAAACTTGCAAGCGTGGATACAATGACTGACAACTTTATCTCAGAGATGGGTATGAAGTACAAGAAAGACGAAGAGGAAGAGAAACTCGAAGAAGAGACTGTAACCGAAGAGGAAGAGGTCAACGAAGAAGAAGAAGAAGAAGTCAACGAGGACATCAACGCTCTCTTCGAGGAAGAGGACGAAGAAGATATGGAAATGGACCTCGATGCAGAAGAGCCAGAGATGGAAGAACCAGAGATGGATATGGACGAGCCAGCAATGGATGCAGAGCCAGAAATGGGTTCAGCAGATATGAGCCTTACAGAGGAGGAAGCGCAACTTCTTATCGACCTCGGTACCCGACTCGCAGAAGCTATGGGCGGAGAGGCCCCTGTAGCCGATCCAGAGATGGATGAGCCAGCAATGGACGAGCCAGAGATGGACATGGATGAGCCAGAAATGGACGCACCTGCTGACGAAGAAGACGAAGAGATGATGCAAGAAGCTCTCGTCAACGAAGTACTCAAAAGAGTCACTAAGAGAATCGTAGCAGCAAAACTTCAGAATAGAAAGTAAGATAAAAATAATACGTTATCACTTACTACAAGCCCCATACCTCTAAGGTCACTGGGGCTTTTTATTTATTGACTTCCAGTCTGAAAGGTGCTATGATAATACCATGAGTGAAATACAAATCTATTCAGTAATCATGTTCTTTGCCGGCGTCGGTCTGAGCAAAGCCGTGTTCTACCTAGACCAGAAGAAGAAGCAGAGAGATTTCTTTCTTGTAATCTCCGCGACAATACTGCAAATCCTTGATTCAGTGCACTCAGTGCACTTGGCAGCTATAGACACGGCTACGCACGAATTAAAAAAACTAGAAACCAAAGACGAAACTGATATAGAAAAGTATTTAGAACAGGAGAACAGTAAGGTTTCTATTTTTATGGAGTTGTATACTTTGGTTCTCATAAAAGCTGTTCCAGAAGCAGGAAGGAAGTATATAAACTATAGTAATTGGCCCGAAGCTAGTCTCCTCATAGAACAACTGCGAGGTATTATGCAAAATGGGAAGGATAAAAGCTAAATATTGGAAAACAGGTGACACTAAATATAGAATACAGTTCAAGACTACGCTAGAACATCAGGAGGCCATGAGATTATTGCCTGACTGGGATTGCGTATCGTTCGGATATATACCAGATACACAGGAAGACATTCTTGTGTTTGAGAGACAATTTTTTACAGAAAAAGACTGGACAAACTTTACAAAAACTGATACTATTATCAAACTAATAGAACTGAGAGAGGTATAAATGGTGAAGAGAATTTCGGGACTGCCCCAAAAGAAGCAGAAGCTAGATAAGAAATCTAAAGAGAAGAAGAAAAAGTCGAAAGAACAGGAATTGGATGAAAATCAGATTGTTATTATCAACAATATTCAGCCGCCAGCGTTCCCGACAGACAAAGAACTTAGAACCATAAACCTTTATGGAGACATAAACGAAAGAGTTGGAGCAGACGTTGTTGCTGCTCTGCTTTACCTAGAAAACACATCTCACATGGAGATGCCGGAACATCCAGACAACACAGAAGAAATGCCTGTAGTCGTCGCTCGTTCCATCGCAATGCTCGTATCAACACACGGCGGGTCTGCCTCTGACATGTTCTCAATCCTAGACGTGATGGACATGATCAAGTCTCGAACCTGCGACATCGAAACTATCGGTATCGGCAAGGTTATGTCGGCAGGCGTTCCCATCCTTGCAGCGGGCACACCAGGCAAGAGAGCCGTAGGTCGCAACTGTCGCATCATGCTTCACAATGTGATGGCCGGAACAGGCGGAACAATCTTCTCAATGGAGAACGAGCTTGAAGAAATCAAATGGGTTCAAGAAAGATATATCGAGACACTTGCGAACTACACAAAGCTGACCCCATCAAAAATCAAGAAGCTCCTCAAAACGCAGAAGGATGTTTACATCTCTGCGGAGGAAGCAATAAAAATGGGCATTGCTGACCAAATTATCTAATTATATGGAGGAGAACTACACATTATGAGCTGGCACAAGGAATTTTTATCAGAGAACAATAAGAAAAAATCACTCTCAACCATGGGCGATTTGTTTAATCTCATTGAAGAAGTCTACGAGGTAGAGAAGGGTACTCTTTTTTCACCTAAAAAGTCGGAGAACGAATTACTGAGAGAGCAGTTTGTTAATGAGAGAAAAGAAGTCTCCATGACTTTGCAGGCAATTCCCGAAATTGCAGTCTCAGAACTTGGCTGGACGAACCTGACAGGCGAAGGGGACACAGCAGTCTCTGGACCAGAGAGAGCAAAGCTTGAACAATTCCTTTCTAAGATTCAGGGTGACAGTTTTCAGACAAAAGTTGCGTCTCTTGCGAGTTTTTATGACAACCCGGACGCAGCCCTCCAAGAGATGTTTCCAGAGGGTAGTAATTCAATGCCAAAGCAAATCGCAGCAGCACTTGGGTACCTAACCTTCTTCAAAACACTTACAAAGGTTATCTCCAACTTCAACGCAGCATCAGCTGGGTTCAACTTCGAGGCTTTCCTGGCGGTTCTTGTATCTGGTTATCAAGTAAAGGCAAATACGGGTACTATCGCTGACTTTGTTTCACGAGCAGATGGTACGAACACTCCTATCTCTCTAAAGCTTTACCAAGAAGGTAAACTTCACGTCGGTGGTTCCTTTACTGACTTGGCCAACGACCTTAGAGAGCAGAAAGAGGCGTTTGACTATCCGTTCATGCGTTATCTTGCTGTCACAAAAGAATTTGATGGCGGACAAAAAGAAGGACTGGACATCAACGGAACCTTGCGTTGGTACCAATTCGACTTCACACTTGAAAACGTGTTTGACCTTCTAGCGCGCTCATCAGCAAAATCTCAGAAGTGTATTCAATTACCAAGAACTTTCATTTCGGGAGAGAACTTAGACTATGCTTCAACACTACCAGGCTCAGCTATTCCCTCACCGGAACAACTTGAGAATGTATTTGTAAATGCATTCAAAAAAGAGATAGCAGCTTACAATGAAGTTTTAGTCTCCGATGGTGACGAACAGCGTCAAGTAGATGAAGACCTGTTCAATATGATTACGGCAGCAATCAATTGGTCCACGGAAGATACTTACTTTACTCTTTATAGCCCAGATAAGGAATACCTCGCCAAGCTTAAGAGTAAGGGACTGGAAGAGCCAGAAGGCTTTGTAGCCCAACCGGCCTTCGTTTCGAGAGGCGATTCGACAATGGCAGGCACCGGCGATAAATTCAAAGCGCTACAGGGTGTTATTCAGAGTACTTTAGGTCAGGCCCAGAACGCTGGCCACCCTGCTGTTGAGGGTCTTGACGAACGCGGCTTTAAGACTATGGCTAAGAACATAGCGGTCCGAGCTAAGTTGGCCAATAACGGCGGGAAGGGCACAGCCTCTGCAGAAGATAGCGTTCTCTCAGTCTATTCTAAATCAAAGCTAAAAGACAAGAGACTAGGTATCCTGCGAAAGGCCAACGGACCATCAGATGTATTTGTTTCTATCGAAGAATCTGTAAAATGGTACAACGACGAAGCTCGAACTGACGACGAACGTCGCGCAGCACTTACTCAGTGTTACGGATACCTAACAACAGAACAGTTCAACCTAAACCAAGCGGTAGTGGCAAAGGTACATACTTTGACGGACAAAAGAACTCTTCCAGAGGGACAGTCAGAACCTCTATTTGCAGAGCTTTCGGTCGGAATGCAAAACACACAAAACATGCTGAACAAGATGACAGGCCTCATTAATGATGCTATCTTTGGCATCTTTTTGAGTGTAAAAAACGTCCAGGATAATACCTACGCTTATATGGCGGGAGGCATGCAAGAAGAAGAGAAAGCTGACGCAGCAATCGACGCTTCTAACGACATTATCCAGAGAACGAAAGACCTTAAGCGGTCTGGTACCGAATAAAAATAAATAAACCCCTTGACATTTCAACCGAAATGCATTATAGTATATACATACTAACATGAAAGCGAGTCACAATGACAACACAACTCAGCCATGGACCTGAACTCCGCAACAAGGTTCTCGACGGCGTAAACACTCTTGCGGATTATGTAGCAACAACACTCGGGCCCAAAGGACAAAATGTTCTTATCCACCAAAAGGATAGACGACCCTTCGTCACAAAGGACGGAGTGACCGTAGCACAGCACGTCAACTTTGAAGACCCGCACATGAATGCGGGAGCAGAAGTAGTAAAGCAAGTATCAGCGATGACCAATGCCGAGGCTGGAGATGGAACTACAACATCCACCGTCCTTGCACGAGAGATCCTGAACCAAGCAAACAAACACATTGCTTCAGGAACATCTCCCATTGAAATCAAGCGAGGACTAGAGCAGTGCCTTGAGCAGGCAGTTGGCATCATTGAGGAGATCGCAAAGCCTATCTCTTCAGCGGAAGATGTAAAACACATCGCCACAATCTCAGCCAACAACGACGAAACTATCGGAACACTTGTCGCGACAGCAGTAGATAAGGTAGGAAAGAACGGCTCCATCACAATCGAAGAGGCACGATCTCACGAGACGAGTTTGGACCTTGTAGAGGGTTTTCGTTTTGATAGTGGGTATGCCGCAACAGCCTTCGTAACGGACGAGAGACGGGGAACCTGCCGCTATGAGACCCCAATGTTCCTCATTACTGACTCAAAGATCGATCAAGTCAATGATATTTTACCCTCACTAGAGATTGCAGCCCGTGAGGGCCGGCCCTTTGTGATTGTAGCAGAAGAAATAGAAGGTCAGGCTTTGGCCGCACTAATTATGAATACTATGCGTGGCTCGATGAAGGTCGTTGCGGTGAAAGCTCCTCGTTATGGGGAAGAGCGCCGGGCCATCATGAGCGACCTTGCAGTTACGACTGGAGCAAAGTTTTTTCAGCAATCTCTCGGGCACAAGTTGACCGAGGTATCGCTAGCTGACTTTGGCAAAGCTAATAGTGTGGAGATCACTAAGAACATGACTACGGTCGTGGACGGTGAAGGCGACTATGAAAAGGTTGATGAAACCATTGAGAAAATTAAGACGGAGATACAACGAACAGATGACATCCATGAGGCAGGACGGCTCCAAGACCGTGTTACTCGTCTCTCTTCTGGTGTTGCTATCATCCGTGTTGGTGCTTCATCTGAAGTAGAAATGATTGAAAAGAAGCATCGTATCGAAGATGCTTTGGAAGCGGTCAGATCAGCACAACAAGAAGGCGTTGTCCCCGGTGGGGGCATGACGCTTCTACGTGTATCCAACTCTATCGCCCCCAACTTTGTCACCGAGGAGCAAGGCACAGCTCTGTCCATTTTCCGGAAGGCCCTTCAGGCACCATTCAACACAATGGCTTCCAACGCAGGCATGTCACCAGACGTTGCCAGACTTACTGTTGATGGTTGTGAAGACTTCGAGGGTATCAACTTCTCGTCGGGAACAAAAACAAACCTACTACAAGATGGTGTCATCGATCCCGCTAAAGTCACTCGATGCGCTCTAAAGAATGCAGTGTCAGTTGCGGGTACACTTTTATTGACAAACCATAGCATTGTCCAGCAATAGCTAACTATTTACTAGTGCGGAGGGCCGTACTATGGTTGGACAACAAGAACACCTAGCAGAACTACAGAGGAAACTAGATAGAGTCTGTACTGGAATAGACGTCGTACAAGACAAGCAAGAGCTTATGTCTGAAGACATCTCAAAAATAAAAGAAGCTGTATATAACCCAGATCAGGGTCTGTATGCTAGGTTGCGAGAGCTAGAGTCCTGGAAGCAAACCTCTTCCAGAATGATCTGGACCTTGTTCACAACTGTAGTCGGTCTCATAAGCGCCTTCATACTCAAAAATTTAGGAACATAATGAAAACTTATTCAATAAAACTGAAGAGCACTACGTCTCAAGAACATTGCATTAGAAGAGCAGAGTTTCTCACGTTTCCCGAAGCAGCTTCTTGGGCATTCATGGAAAAAATAAAGATGGGTAAGGCTTGGTCTATAGTGTCCGTCACGGAGGACTATCGATGCTAGTAGAAATCAAGAGACTTCTCATTGAGAATGACGGGTACAACAGAAATGTTTCATTACAAAGAATGTATATCAACTCCAGCAGTATTGTTTCTATTTCCGATTATCACGGAGCCCAGAAATTTTTGTTGAGAGAAAATTCCAGATTATCTGGAGAGCAGTTCTCTCTTGTAAAAGTTAATGAAGGTGGAAAGACAGAAGACATCATCGCTTATGGTTCAGCCGAGCAAATCTACACCGCGATAGGAACCAGCACAACAGGGAGGCAACTACTCAATGACTGATAGATTTATTATTATTGGCCGAACATCTTGTCCTTTTTGCATGAGGGCGATAGATTACTGTACAGCGAAAGAGGTAGAATACTTCTTTGCTGATTACACGCTGGTACCACAAATTCTAGAGGAATATAAAGAGTTTCACGACCAATCAACAGTTCCGATTATCCTTGCAAATAACCTGGAAACAGGCTATACTAAAAAGGTAGGTGGATATTCAGATCTGTTGGAGTATTTGTAGTGAATGAGAAGACGACCCCAGTCAAAGTAAATGTATTAAGAGTTATAGACAGCGCAATGCAACCAGCCAAGTACAGGTTGGAATCTCTAATGAAAGACTACCACTCAGGCATGATAAAGCTTTCTCAAGCAGAGTACACAGCACTGTTAGAGTTTAGGGGAGCTGCTGCAACATTGCAACTTCTATTCGATGATTATTTCGACCAAGTGGAAGAGCACAATGTAGACACTCTATATCTTCCCGGCCCAGAGTTCAGACTAGTACTCGACCTTTCTAAAACAGTAGAGACAGCTTTTCGCTCAAGCATCGCCCTCTCCGGGCTTTGGACACACTAATGAACTTATATATTGGTATATTCTTAGTATTCGTGGGTCAGATAATAGGCTGGTTCCAGTTGAACTCTCAATACATGTCAGAATGGTGGGCAGGCAAGCCCTGGATTACAGCATTTTTATTAGGTGCACCATGCTCTGTAGCGTTCTGGTATTCTTGGAAGTTCATTGTAGATGAGACAGGTTCTGCTTGGACTGCTAGGTTCATTGGCTCGTCCGCTGGACTAATTATTTTCCCTATCTTGACGTGGTTCTTGTTGGGTGAGTCAATGTTTACTCCCAAAACTATGGTTTGTTTTAGTCTCGCTATTCTTATAATCCTAATCCAATTGTTTTGGTAAATACTATTTATAGTAAAAAGGTCTCAACATCACTATGAACTTCAACAACACATGGCGTAATTACGTCGCAAAAC